ATATTAATGCATCAGATGAGAACGGTATTGATACAATCCGTACTAAAGTACTAAACTTCGCTCAAACGCAAAGTATTTTTGGTACTACTAAAGTTATTATTCTCGATGAGTGTGATGGTCTTAGTCTTGATGCTCAAAAAGCTTTGCGTAATAGTATGGAAGAGTATCATGATATTGCTAGATTTGTACTCACTGCAAACTACCAGCATAAGATAATTCCTGCTCTTCAATCTAGATGTCATGTATTCCAGTTTGCTCCACCTAAACAAGAGTACGTAAAGAGGGTCTTACATATAGTAAAAGAAGAGAAAGTAGACATTGAGCAGCAGTACCTATCTGAGTTAATTAGTAAGTCATATCCTGATTTACGTAAGTGTATCAATAGTATTCAGAAATATACTATTTCAGGTAAGCAAGTCAATGTAGTTAGCACTGCGGAGAACGTTATAGACTCATGTCTCTCCTTAGTTAAGGGTAATGACCTATACAAGGCACGTAAACATATTATCGAAAATGAGAGCGCATTTAGCAATGATTATGATACTTTGTTTAAAGTGCTGTTTGATAAGCTGTATGCGAATAAGCTAGGGCTATCAGAACAAAAAAACAGAGACTGCATGATTACAGTCTCTGAATACTTTTATAGAAATAATATTGTTATTGATAAAGAGATTAACTTCTTTACTTGTTTGATTGAATTATCAAGACAAATACTTTGAAGTATAGCTTTCACTCTCTGTAGCTAGCTTATAATCTCCACCTTCAATCTTGTTACTATTACCTACATCAACCTGAGCGTCTTCTACAGGCTCGGGTTTGTGGGTCAATTTTTCTTCTTTCTCGTTAGTTTTATCAGATCTGGTACCTCTATGTACATCTCCTTTTTCATCGAATTCAACCAATTCGATTGGGATAGTTAGAGCATTACTATAAAAACCAGGAGCTTCTTCTACTGTAATATCAGCAATAAACTCTTTAGCTCCTAATGAATTAGTTTCGTACTGAGTAGACTTGATAGCACTAAATAAAATAAATTTACCCGCTTCTTGTAAAGCAATAATATTATCTACATAGCCCTGTCTGGCCTCGTCTAGGTTTTTATACCAGTCGGAGCTTTTTACATTAGAACGGATTTTAACATAATCTCCGGGAATTGCGCTTGTTTTTTCAAAGCGTTGGTATACCTCTTCGTATATTTCGTTAAATTTTCCCATTTTAATTATTTATGCTTTTTGTTTTATTATTAAATAATTAATATGGCTATAAATCTAGATTTTTTATCTGATCAAGCGAGTACTGATAGAGGTAATCAATATGTCTACGCAGATTTACGTTTAGACTTTGAACTCAAGTCACCTCTAGGTCCTTATATATCAGATACTGGATCTCAACGAAAAGATGCTTCTTTGATATATGATATTAAAGCTATAGAAAAATCAGTAGAAAATATATTTAATACAATACCAGGACAAAAAATATTGAATCCTGCTTTCGGTTTAGATTTACGTCAATATTTGTTTGAACCAATATCAGAAGAAACCGCAAGGGAAATAGGTTCAACAATACTTGAACAGCTACCTTTATACGAACCTCGAGTAACTATAAATTCTATAGACATAGTAGGTAGAGAAAATGAAAATGAGTATATAGTAACGATGAGTATTACTATTCCTGAATTAAATAATTTAAATACCCAGTTTAAGGGTGTATTAGACACTGAAGGTTTTAGATATAACTAATTATGGCAGATATAACAGAATTTGATTTACCAATTAATAGCTATGCAGCATTTGATGCTCAAAGCATGCGTGATCTTATTATTGATAGACTCAATAATAATAGCTCTATCGCATTCACAGATCAAAACTTTGAAGGTAGTAACCTCAATGCTGTAATAGATATCATTTCATACTCTTTTCATACTCTATTATTTTACTTAAATCAAACTAGCTCAGAGAGTGTTTTTTCTGATACTCAGTTATATGAAAATATGAATCGTATAGTCAAACTAATTGACTATAAACCTTTAGGTAAACAGACAGCAATAGTACCTATGATTTTAAAAGGCTCAGCTAGCTTATCTTCTGGTTATTATACTTTACCTAAGTACTCATTTGTTTCAGCTAACGGTAAAACATACTCTACTAATAAAGATATAACTTTTAGAAAGGTCAATTCATCTCAAGTAGAGACTATATCAGCTATTGATAATACTTTATTTTATGAAGGTAAGTATAGAGAATATCCAACCGTAACAGCAGTAGGAGATAATTTTGAGATAGTAAATCTACTACCAGGTAATAATATTAATGTAGATCATTTTAGCATTTCTGTATTCGTACAAGAAACTAAAGACACTGTTACTAAATGGTATGAATATAAAAGAGTACCATCTTTATATTTGAGTAACTCTAACGATAGAGTTTTTGAATGTAGATTAAATCAAAATAAAAATTACGAAATAAAATTCGGTAACGATATTAATGGTAAAAAATTGATTGCTGGTAACTCAATCGCTATATATTATATTGCTTCTTCTGGAGCTAATGGAGAGGTATCTAAAAATAACTTTAGTGACGCTACTCTCAATATTTTTAATACTACTAAGTATGATACAATTTTTACTGATACTAAAGACAAAACATTAACTTATGTAACTATAAGTGATAGTACTGAACTCACTGTAAGTAATGAAGAGGCTAGTACATCTTTTAGTGAAGAAGAAAGTGTTGAAGAGATAAGAAATAATGCTCCTAAGTTTTTTAGTTCTGAATATAAATTAATCACAAAACCGGATTATGAAAATTTTGTTTCTAGAAACTTTAAGAATTTAATTTATGATGTTAAAGCTAGTAACAACTCAGATTACACAAATATATTTTTAAAATACTTAACTGATGATTTAGGTATTAATGATTATACTGGTTTTAACAACGCTCTATTTAATCAGTATGAGTATTCAGATAATTTTAACGTTAATAATTTATACTTAACTATTGTACCTAAATTTAAGAAAAGTAATTCTGTAGTAACAAGATCTAATTATTTGTCTCCAGCATTAAAGAATGAAATTATTTTTGAATTAAGAAAGTATAAATTACTCAATGGAGAAATTTCTTTCATTGATCCTGTTTATTTAAATGTAGACTTTATTGTGAAGGAAGCAAGTGAATCTAATATTTTGAGACACCGAGATTATACTAGATTAGTTATTCAACGCAATAATAGCTCTATTGTGAATGATAATACTATAAAGAATAAAGTTTCAACTATACTTAAAAATTACTTTGATAATGCCAAGCTCGGTCAAGTTATTGATATGCAGCAGTTAAACTCTGATATAAAAAGTATAGAAGGAGTAGATAACATATACACATATAGAACGGATACAGGTAGTACAAAAGATGGTTTAAACTTAGCTATTTTTAATCCAATATATAATAGTAGAGATCTTAAGCTTATAGATTCTAATTTAAAATTAAAATACTTTCAAATCCCATATATTGAGGATATAGAAAAACTAAAAGAAAAAATAGTTATACAAACAGTAGCTAAGTCCAATACAGTTATTGAATACTAATGTCAACTACTAATAACAAACATGATTGCATTCACAAAGTTACTGTACCTCTAACAGTAACTCCAAGTGCTCTGTCTGGTTATACTAACTTCACTGAGTTTACATTTACCCCTCTTATAACAGGAGATTTTGCAGCTGAATATTATACTAAGCTTAGTTTTTTTAAAGTTAAGTGGGACTTTGGAGATGGGTATGTTACAACGACTGATACCCCACTACAAACAACTCATACCTATAACTACCCAGGAGTGTATACTGCTAATATTATTTTTTATGATGAGGATGGAGATTCTTATTTAAATACATTAACTAAGACTATTAGTGTTAATAATTTTAGAAGTACAGAAATAGATTTATCTAAGAATGGTAACAAGCGTATTTTATACGCAGGTGGGTTAAATCAAACTAATAATGAAATAGTTGCGGATATATTTACATCATGGCAAGACTATGACCCTACTGGTAATACAGTATATTTTACAGCCAGTGGTAGTAATAGTAAGCCATACGATACAACTTATAAATATGCTTTTTTATTACCTTATAGATCTTTTTATACCGCGCCAGGAGGTAGGTTCACAAAGACTAATGAATTAAAAGTTAAATTAGAACCTCATTACTTTATACCTGATAGTAGTGGTAACCCTACCTTAACTTCTGCTGACGCATCTGGAGCTAAATTACTATATGCAAGTATTGAAGATGTAAAAATATACTACTATGATGACCTACCAGGAGTAGTAAAAATAATTGCTGCTTTAGATACTTCTAAGCATTCTTTACCTGATTTTTATGTTAATGGTATAACAACCGATATAAACTTATCAGATAAAACATTCATGGAGGGTAACATAGGTGTTACAGATGTAGAGGTTGTTAGTGCAACTCCTACCCAATTATTACTTACTACTACGGGATTAAAAGACATGAAGCTTGAAAACCAACCTTTCAAACGAGAAGGCAATAAGTTTCAAGTATTCGTCTCTCCAGCTGATGCAGATGGTAATATATTAAAGTATTATGATAAATTGAGATTCAGTAACTCTTTATTTGATTTAGGCGCAGATAATACATTTAAAGCATTAGTTGATACAACTTCAGCTATGACAGATGGTACCAGTACTTATTTGAGTAGTATAAGTACTAATAAATATCCATATAATGAATCATTTGAGACTACTCATATGAGCTCATTTGGTTATTTAAATTATACTCCACTGTCTGCAGGTACTTATTGGTTAGGTGTATCTGCTAGAGTTGACAGTCAAGTACTTTCAGGTATAAGTAAGTTCAACGTATCCCCTGGTTATAATGATTATAATAGTTATATAAACAAGCATAGTGAAGATTTTGATTACGCAGATACTTTAAAGAGTTATAGATTCCAAGAGTTTTTACATCAATATGATAATTTCTTCGATGGGGTAGTTAGTTCTATTGTAGGTACTTTGAGTAGTGACCCGTCTACTTACGGAAAACGAATTTTTGAAAAGATAAGTAATTTTGTTAGTAATAATACTGATATAGATGTATGTAATATTAATGCCTTTAAAAAGTTTTATTTATTACTAAATGAAGAAGCAGATTTTATTGATATATCAGCACCACCGGAGCTAAAAAGATTATTTGATTTATTTTCTATTCGATTCAAAAGAGTTATAGGGGAAGATGAGAAGTTTGATCAAAGCTTTGATACATTCTTTTCTAGTAACTCTGCCCTTGGTAGAAATATAGATTTAAATAACCCTCTATCGGTTGAAACATATACTGTAACAGCTGGAACTAATTTCGTTGTAAGACAAAAATTTGGAGATGAATATATTTTAATAGAACCAATGAATGTGCCAACTAGTACTATTAATACCGGTACAACTAGTCAGTATCCTTTGAGTTGCTTTGGTACTACTAGCAATTGGGGCTGGCCTTTAGACGACTCTTATGCAGGTACTTCTTTATCTCAAATATATGAATTCTATCCTTTTGTATCCTATTTTAATAATAAAAGAACAAATAGTGTTATAGACTTTGAGAATGAATATAGTAGTATAACTTCTACTATAACATCTTTAGATGGATGGAAGAGAATAAGCGGAGTAAAATATGATTCAATTGATAAACAAATAAGAAAGGGTCTTAATTTATAATGAATTACAATACACCAACTCCATATACTTTAAAAGAGTTTAGACAATTCAATAGGGATGTGTTAAACGTAGATGAGCTTTCCAGTCTATATAATACGTACTTAGTAGAATGGAAAGAATATAAAACTACTAATACAGCGAATAAAAATAATTACGTCTCTAATATTTACAAAGAATTCTTAAAAAATATTCAAGTTTCGAATTTAAGTGAAGATGTAGTAAACTATTTAAATCAAATTGATTATGATGATCCATATGAATTAGATTTAGCAGTACATTTCTTTACTGTGAATTTAAACTTAGAGTTAGATAGAATTTCTAGCTACAGAGATGATTTAAAATTCACAACAACAAAGAATAACCTAAAAGCTTCTCCGGAGGGTATAACAAAATACTTAAAAGCTTTCTTAATGAAACTTTTAAATGAAGATAGAATTAAAAAAATCGCAGGGGTTAATTCATTCAATACCTCAGAAATTAGTAATAGGTTAAAAATTAATTTAAAGCAGTACGCCTCAAATAATATAACATTAGGAGAAAATCAATACGTACCTAATCCGTTAGCTAAAACTAATTTTAAAAAAGCTATAGAAGATCTTTCAAAAACTACATATCAAGTTTTACAAATTAATAATAAAGGATCTAAAAAATATCTCATCAACTCTAAAAAAGCTAAAATAAGTATCAATAAAGTTTACAGCGATTGGAGTAAATTACCTGAGAGATTTTTTAGTAATGAAAATAAAAATTTAAGAAATTTAAATATTAACGTTATTGATAGATTAGTAGAAAAATATATAGGTACAGATGTTTACTATCTATCAGGTAATGGTCAAGAATATACATTACAAAATATACTAAAACCTGAAAACAAAAACGCTTACAGCTATAGAAGGTACTACCCTATAGCTGTAAACAATTACGGTAGTATAATTCAAAAAGATAAATTACCATATCAATTAAGCTTCGGCAACGCAGGCTTAGCGGTTTCTTTATCTAGAAATTTGACGTTTAATGTTGATGTATCTGCAGTAAACGATGAATATGTAATACCAGATCCATATAGAATTCAACCTGGTATAGGTCTATCTTTATCAGAAAAAAATGCTCCTATAAACTTTAGTGCTAAAACAGATTGGATAAAAAATAACGAAGAAAATAGTATTAATGTTTGTGAAATTGAAACTCTAAAAAGCACTGGCTATCAGTCTAGGGAAAATTCTCTCAAATACTCTCCTATAGGTATAAACAAAGTTTCTGATGCCTTTAGTTTCTGGACTGGGGAAAATCAAATAGACTGGGCTAATGCTGATACATACAAAAGAGAAAACTTTAATGAGTTTCCAGAAGCAGAAAGATTTGAAGATCTGTTAATAAAAAATGATACTGCTACTCAAGTACGTAATGATGTTTATGGTAATGAGTTTATTTTATACAAACCAACTAATCCTAAACGCATAGGAGATTCAAGTTATGTGAGTAGCAATACCACAACTTCTTTAACCTCAGTAAGCTGTGAATTAATAGACGGGCTATATTTTAATGCGACTCTTAGCGCTATAACCGCAGCAGATCCTACAGCTTATACTAGCTTAACAGGAATGTATGATACAGTGCTGTTTAATGATAATTCCAATTGTGATGCTTCAGTAAACGGGTCTCCTGATAGTAATGGTTTTTATAGTTTTTTTGCTCCACAAAGTGGTGAAACAGATTGTGATTTAATACTTGTTGAAAATCAGGTAGATGGTGGACCGTTTTTAAATCACCCTTGTAGAAGTATAGATTTTATCGAAGGTTTCTTTCTCAAAACCAGAGTACCTTTTAGTACAATTTCTATCCCAACAGGATTTGCAACAAGTTATGAAAGTACTAGCTTAAACGTACCTTCTTCAACGAGAACCCCATTGTATAATGAGACGTATACGGTACCAGGAAGTGCGTTTGTAAGAGATGTAAATACACAAAAAGTATATAGCTTGTATGAAAGATTAAGCGGAGTGTTCTTGAAATTGCCTACCTCTGCTCAAAGCGCTATATCTGCTCATGAAATTACTAATCTTGATGTTATAGGCAGTACTATATACTTCCAAACTTCAGCAAGTACATTTACTGAGAAATACAAATATGATGGAAATTCCTTCACTATTGATACTCCATCAGTTTCTTTAATAGATAGATATGATATTATCGAATTTTACAATTAAGGAGTAAATATTATAAATGTTCGAACCTAAACAATCTGATTATTGGTTTATTGAAAATACTAACGATTTCATTGTTAGTACTATAAGCTCTGTGTCTGCAGCTGGATTAGATCCATGCAAGGGGGATTTAGTAGCAATGTATCCAATGGTCTACAAAATTAATAGAGATACAAACAAAAAGAAAACGTTATTTCCATCTGGTTCAGCTCAATTAACTAATTTATCTGCTGCAGGATATATTTACAGTACGGTACCTAATTTAAGCGTAGATATAGACTTAGATGAAATATCTAAACCTCAGATAGCTTATAATAAAAAGAATGGTTTATATAACATATCATTCACTGGAAAATATTCTGACAATCAATTAGGTATCTTTACATACATATTCCAAGACCTCCAAGAATCCTGGCATTTAGTAGATAGTCATGGCTTTATACCTGAATCTAAAAACTTTACATTAAAGTATACTTTTGAAAACGGGTATATTAACCCTGATTATATAATCAAAGGTAACACTACAAGATCAAAAACTGACCCCAAAGGGGACTACGAAAATATAAGTTTTAATCAAAGGTCACCAGATTACCAGTTTAGACCATTTCATTACAATAATGAAATATTATTTAGTAGTACTTTATTTAATACCAATTCCGCAAAGGTATCGGGAGATAGAGCTGAACCTATAACTTTCGCAGGAGGGTTCATTACCCAACGTAGAATCGCGGAACCCATATCTACTGAAAATTGTATTCGTATAGACTTTACTTGTAAGTGTTATCAAAAAGTTGTGTCTTCAAATACATTAGGTTTAAAAACATCAGTAGAAGCAACCAATACTACTCCCCCATCTGGGTATAGGTCTGTTATACAACATACTGCAAATTCACCTGGAGAAGGGTTTTGTGTATTTTTATACGATGCGAACACGGAAATATTTCCGGTTGGTATAAATGTAGGAGATACTGGTATAGGTACATCAAACGTAGTAGGCATAGGCACTACAACTTTTCTAGAAAATTCAGATGTAAGAGAATTAGACTTAGAAGGGGTTGGTACAACAATGGGTTACGTACCCGCTTCTGCTGCTCAAGTAGAAGCTAATGGCTTAGATTTCAATATGAGAGGTATACAAGCTAATGGCTTTTTAGCAGTATGCTTTGATATAGTAGGTAATTTTTGTACAGAAGAAGAAGGCATGCCAGGTAATTTTGATAGTAGTACTACTCTAACTCAATTAGCAAGCAGTATCGGGGTCAGAGGCGGTAAGGATAATGGATATAAGGTCTTAGGTAGATCAGATCAGTTAACTTCTTTTGAGCTTAATGATTACGATAATTCAGCAAGTAGTTTAGTACCACAGTATAAAGATTTCAGAGTTGAAGTTATTCGCAACGGTACATACTTAAAGGTATTTGGGAGACAAGGTACAGGTGGTAACCTACCTACAGGGGATTTCACTTTACTATATCAGTTAGACTTAAAAGACTTTTATACTAAGGTACCTAAATTTGTAAAAGCTGGATTAACTTTTAATACAACAGAAAAAGTTAATTTCTTTACTTTAAATAAATTTAAAGTAACAGGGGTTGCATCTAACGCATCTACCATACCATTACCTATAACCTTTACTACAACTAGTGATGTTAATCAAGAATATAGTACTTCTACTACTGGAAATACTAATACTGATATCTGTATATACACAGGTAGTACAGAGAGTAGCTCAAGTCAAATATCAAATAATTTAAACCCAGAACCAACTCCTAGTCCTACCCCTGATACCGGTTATTCAGGTGGTAACTGTCAATGCTAATGAAAACATACACTTATACAGTTATAACAGATCAAACTTCTACTACTGTAAGATCAACTTCTTCTGATAGTATCAGTCTTACAGGTACTAATAATATAACTTTTGAATTGAGTGGTATTGACCAAGAGTATTCTAATTACAATAAAGTTATTGTTGATTTACCTTCTGGTAAACAAAGATCATTTACTAGAGCATTAACAGGAGATTATGGTAGTTTATCTACAGTAACATTTGAAGAAATAGTAGAAAGCGAGGTTCAAGATATATGTGAAAAGTATTTTGTATTTTATTTGTATAGAGACGACGGTTTTGTAGATCAATTAACTACTAACATAATATCTAAGCCTACAAACTTGACTGATTATACAGACGTAAATTTAATTAAAAGTGAATATATAGCTACTGAAAATTCTGAAAACAATTTAGTATTAACATTTAATGCAGACGATCCAAATATAACAGGTGTTAATATTATAGATATAGATAGCATAGATAATGACATAGTTAATCGTTATTATAAAACTAATAGTACTAATGTTTCTAGTCAATCTGCTTCTATAGATTTACACACTGGAACTATTATCACAAATGCTACAAGATCTCATTTAAAGGGTATAGCATATAGAGAAGGATATAACGGTAATGAAGTTACAGTTAAATACCGCACATTAGTACCTACAGTAACAACAGAACTTAAAGTAAGTTCTAGTAGAAGTGTAATTTATAGTCCAGCAATACCTAATACAACATTTTTTCACACTTCAGGAGAGCTTGTATGGCATGCAAACGAAAGAGCTCAAGTAAAGACATTTACTATACCTTTAATAGATACACTAGGTGCTTTTATATCTTCAACAGATGATTCTTATTTTGATAATTTTTATGATGGAGATCCAGGAGCAACGGACTTAAAAGACTTATCAGGTAACTACTTTTTTGTTGAATTATATGACTTATCTGGATGTGATGTACAATTATGTGACTGCGCTACACTAACAGCGTATATAAACTATTGATGTAAGGATAAATAATTATATGGCTTTGGAAGACGAAATTATTAATATAGAAGATTTAGATATAGCTAAAGAAATAAAGATCGGTGACTTTGTATTACTCGAGACCACCGATGGTACAAAGCTTATTGACTTCAAAGACTTTATCATAGGTACGGATAATATTACTTTCTTTGATAAAATTTCCGGAGGTGACTATTTGCAAACAGCGGATATATCAGCTCTTAGTGCAAATGTTAATACTAACACTTCTATATTAACAAGTCTGAGTACAGTTGATGCAAGAGTGGATTCTCTAGAAGCATCCTTTAGTAATTTATCTAATGATTTAGCTAAATTTGTCGCTCAAATAAATGATACCTCAAGTTTAGCTTTAGCTACATACACTACAACTAAAGCTGGATTTAGAGTGTCTGTGAAGAGCCCTCTTGATATTAATAACAAGCGACTGCATTTTTCTACCTTAGATTTCAAAGGTACAGACTTAACAGAAAACACTCATATAGTACCAGGTTCTCCAACAACTAACTTTAGCTATACGGCTATAGGTACTTATACAATAACATTAATAGGAAGTTTGACCTTAGAGGGATGGAGACGAGCAGCAGGAGGTGGTAATTACTTAAGCACTGTTGGTTTGCAAATATTTAAAAATGATGAATTAATATTTGAAGGTAATGCTGATGCAAGTCGTAATTCAGGAGGCTCAGGCACAATAAGCTTCGTAGAAGCTATACAAGTAGTACAAGGAGATGTTATCAAAATAACAAGAGGGGCTGCTACCAATAAAATAGTACGTGGTAACGTATCAGGGTCTATCTCATAATGAAGATACATTTATTAGATAATAAATTTGTAAAGCCTTTAAATATCAAGCCAATTGCGGACAGCAAATTAAAGTATAAAGGGTTCGCGGAGAACTTTGATTTTGGATTAAGATTACAAACCTACAATTTGACTGAAGGTCTTAGAGATAGAAAATCTAATTTCAATACTTCATACTTTTTATCAGATCTCAAAGCTTTAAGCTCTGTTATGGAACTGGATGTTCCATATACTTTTGATTCAGATAGTAAATTTACTACGTATGTAAAAAACGGTAGTAACTATTTGAAACACCAAACAAATTTAGCTCTAAAATTAAATTTAGACACAAACTTTAATACTCTATCAACTCAATACTTTTGGACTTTCAATCTAAGTACAAACGAATTATTATACATAACCAAAGAAATAAATAACTCTCTTTATTACGTTTATGCTGATCAAACAGATCTCAAAATATCTACTTCTATACCAGACTTAAGTTCTCATTTATTTAGATTCAATATAGATGATAATAAAATTAAATTATTTCCTTTATCTGCTATAAACCATCCAGATACTGACGGCGAACGCACTCAAGTCAAATTCACTAGCAATTGTGAAGTATTAGCTTGTAGTACAGTAGGTAACGATTCTGGTTCTGTATTAGAGATTTCTAGAAACACCTTTACATATAACAAAAAAGCTCTTAATAACTCTTTAAGTTTTTATTTATCCAGCTTTAATAGAGATGATGTAAATTTAAATTTAACAACTACTATACAATCTGTAAGTACTAACTTTTTACTATATAGTAGTAATTATAGTGTCAATGTTTATGACGATAGCATTTCTGGGGATATTATTCCTTTAAAAAACCAAGCCACTACAGAAGAGTATTTCATACCAAGTAATCATTTTAATTCTCAACCAGAAAATTTAAATAGACAATATGAAAAAATATTTTCTGGTAATAATAATGAGACTGGTCATGATAAGATATATTTAAGTTATAATATAGGCACTAAAGAATTACATTTCCCACCTTCAAGGATGACATACTTTACTACTCCATCGAGTATGTCGCCTTATACTAAGCTTAATATTAACGATTCTAAAATTGACTATATTGGAGCAGTTCCTGGGAACAATCCTCTTTTATCTGATAAAGTATTCAAACGTAGAGTGGATATAAAAGATAATACATTCACAGACGATATCAACGCTACGTATTTATGCTCTTGGTTATCAGGTAATGAAGATGGTCAGAAAATTTGGATAGATAGATTTTATAATGCTCAATCTAAAAATTTCAGCGATGTATTATCAGGAACATTTTTTTATGATACAGTAACATCAACAGGATTGAGTACAACACATGTGTTCGATGTTAGTTCTAATTTAACTTTCGAACCTAATAATGATTATGCTTATTATCATATAGGGGAAGAAGATTATAGTAAACATTTGGAAGCACTAGAGAAATACTTATTATCATCTGAACTAGAGGTTTTAAATAATAAAGGGGCAATAGAAACTACAAATCAAGTAAAAGATGATGTAGAGATAGATTTCAATGGAGATAGATTTGGTAAGTTTGTTACTAATAAAAAAGGAGATTTTAGTTTCAGTTTTTGGTTAAGCGCTCAAGACTATAGTTTACCTCTAGGTTACCAATTACTTGGTAATTATTTCGAAGAAGGTTTCGGTGTATTCAATACAGAGTTGGTTACACCTAACATGTACTTACCTCATGGTAATAAACTAATGCTTCTTAATACTGACTTAGAAGTATATGATGAAATAGAATTATTAGAAGAAGGCGTTCCTGTAAACATTAAAGGGGTAGCTAGAAAGGATATATTTAGTGAGTTTTATATTCTAGGAGAAAATAATGTTATATACGTCTATAATAGTAATCCAAATCTAGTAAGTAAAATTACAGATCTATCAGGAGTAGAAAACTTAGTAATTGATGATATGGACGTAACGGAAGATAGAGTTTATCTTTCTTTCAATCCTTATGAAGCAAGAGGTAAGTATTTTTATTACGATATTAGTACAAACGAGACTTTATTCCAGCAAACAACAAGCGCTGATAGTTTGGGTAGAAAAAGTAAATTTTATGTAAATGAAAATTACGGTATATCGAACTTTGAAGCTGATAATGAAATTGAAACTGGTAATGAGTTTGCAATAGCTAATAATGATAATTTCTTCACTATCAAACAAAGACGTCCTGAAGAAAGAAATATTAACTGGAATTTCATTTATAAAAATTTAGTAACAACTAATACTATAGAACTAACCGGTGGTACAAATGATTCTATAGCTACTAATATTATAGTAGATGATGATGATAATTTAATTATTTTATTTGATCAGAATAGAATAAGCAAAACTAAAAATACTAGAGAATTAATTACAACTAAGACTTTAGACTTTCTAGATAAAACATCTAAAAAATATATTGACTTAATTTACGACTTTGAAGGTAAAACTCACAAACGATATATTTTAATAATAGAAAACCTATCAGATAGAACTTTATTACACAAATTAGACTTTAATTTTAATTTAGTAAAAACTAAGAGTCTCGGTTCAGTAAAGCTCAATAATTTAAAATTAACTAAATCTGTAACTGGTTATTATTTCCTTAAAAAGACCGGTGCTGTGAAAAATAGATTTAAAGTAATCTTAAAAACTAAACCCCTATTCACTAAGACAGGTGCATACAAGAAGAGCAAGTTTGTAATTGATTACGATATCAGTCAATTATCCTCAGGATATAATCATTTCGCAATTAATGTCAATAACTCTCTAGGTTATATGGACCTATATGTTAATGGCTATAGATTTCAACGAGTAGACTATCCAGCTGGTAAGTTTGCATTGGATAACCCTCTAGGCACAGGCTTATTCCTTGGAGCTGTAAGTACGCCTTATAATCTAACTCTAGCTAATAGATTACTACAACGAGGTAAATACTTCCTTAAAGACGTTAGGATTAAAGGATTTAAGATGTATAGTAGACCCTTGGATTACTATGAAATCAAAACTCATATAAATTACCATACTCTAAATAAAGATTCAGTATGGGCTATACCCGTTGGTCAAAGAGTTTATACAGATACTATTGATAGAGTATTCAAATTTAATTTACCTGAAAAGAATACAAATACGTTTGATATTGAATTAAAGAATTTAGGGTTTAGAAAAGTTGAGTTGCTAGAAACATTAAGAGATGAACTAGAAAAGGAAATAAAGAAAATAACTCCTTACTATGATCAGCTTAAAGAAATTGTATTTAAAAATAACGTATCCCCAGATCCTAATGTAATAGTAAGAAGACTCAAATATGGTGAGACATATGATGCTCCAGCTGGTTCTTGTGTTATAATAGTGATCGATGGTATTAAGTATATCAAACCTTTACCAGAGCCTGAAAAGATAGTTGTACCTGAAAGATTTACTTCTGTAGTTGTTTGTGAGTTCCCAGATCTACCTCAAACAACTCCTACAGTTGAAAAGGTTGTACCTAAACCTGAAGAGCCTGAAGAACCTGAAGAGGAGCCAGTAAAAATACCAGCTCCTAAGATTATACCTGTTATACCTGAAGTGAAACCCGAAATAACATTTTTCTGGACTGATCCTACAACTATCACAGATCGACCTACAGCTGATTCTGCTGACCCAGATCCTGAAATTCCTCCAGTTAACTCGGAGCCAGATCCTTCAGATAGTGATACAGGTGGTGGTGATCCAGTAGATCCACCAGCTGGTGAGCAACCAGACATAACCATAGACCCTGAAGAAGGTTATTATAGAAGTTATGATATAAGGGTACAATACGAAAAGTTAACGGCTGGTGATTTTGTTACATTTCAGAACCAGGTAAAAGATTTTAGGGGTTATAGAATATCTGCTTCTTTTACCACAGGAAGTGTCTCTGGACCTAAAGACGCAGGGCAAGAGGTTGTTGGTAAATTAACTATATACGATCCAGAAGCTACTAATGCAGCTGAAATAGAGTTAAGGAGAGCCCAGAATAAAGTATTATTTACCCACGCCACTGCTGAAGGTCAAATGGGTTTTAGTATATATGACACAGATATTGTTGAGGCAGAAGATGCTAGCTCTAGTTACGTTGATATAACAATAAAGACTTAACGCCCTGCAAGAAACAAAGATTGTATATTTTGTAATTCCATCAAATAGTCTCTGTAGATATTAGCGGCTTTAGCATCTGTACCTTCCATGATAAGCTCTTTACCATCTTGCTGGTATTTCTCTAATAGAGATTGATATTTACGGATAGTGCTCTGCAGAGCTTGATAGGTCATTGTTGGTTTATTTCGTTCGAATTCGCTTACGTTCATATTCATATTTTTATTTATCCTTATGAGCAAATGTGTTTACTAAAATTCTTAACTGCACTACGAGCTCCATTAGGCTGATAATACTTCTTCTGTTCAGACCAACACTCAGATGACATAATCTGAATAACAGGAGCCGTCTTATGAGACCAGTTCATAGTACCTTTATATCTATTTACATCCGGTCGCCGAAAAGCACAGGCTTTACAGGACTTGAGACCAAATTCAATACGAGCAGTTTCAATATCGTTTCCACATGAGCATTTCATATAAC